TATTAATAGCCATTAACTAATCTCCAATATACTTGCAAACGCCTCAACATCTACAGACGAACTATCTGGATTAGGGTCTGCATAAACTCTTAAAATGTCATTTGCTTCTAAGTTAATTGGTTTATCTAAAACTAGTGTGTTGTTAGCCGCAATATTTAAACTTCTACCGACATGAAAAAAAGTTGAACCGCCGTCAGTTGTAACTTTTACATTTACTTTAGCTGCGTTAGTTGAACTTTTATTTGAGATGTAAAGAGCGTGAACAACTGCCTGAACTGAACCGCCAGCTGTGTACATATTACCTGTTGCGTCATCTAAAACACCAACATCTAATCCAAAATTTTTAAATGCACTTGCCACTTATTATCCTCCAAATACTATACTATAAGCCAATGCGTCACCATCCATTGCAACTGTACCTGATTGGTTAGGCAATGTGATTGTTCTATCAGCAGTAGGTTCTGCAACCGTTAAAGTTGTTTCAAATGCGTTTGCTAATGCACCTTCAAAAACTAAATCTGCACCATCAAGTATAATATCATTGTTTGATGTTGCACCTGAAGTTGTAACAGATTGTAATGTTACGGCACCTGCACCACCAACTTCTTTTACAACACCACCAGAAGTTTTTGTATAAAACTTACCATCTGTAATGTTCATTGCTAATTCGCCAGCTTCTAAAGAACCTGCTGACGGAACTGCTAATGCTGTTTCTGACCTTTTTGGTAGTATTACGGTTGCCATTACTTAACTTGTTTCTTAATCTGTTGTATTAACTTGGCCTTAGTTAGTCTTCTATCTAATTCAATACCAACTTTTCTACCAAGTTTTTCTAATTCTACTTTTGTTTTCTTTTCTAAACCTTTAACATCAATCTCAGGTTTTTTCTTAATTCCTGGAGCACCAGAAATAAAAAATTGTTTAATCTTTTTCCACATTAAAATGTTTCTCCGTCAATTTTAATTACTGAAACTTCACCTGCACCACTTACAGCAAAGTTGTCTGAAGTAAATGAAGCAACACCAACATTTGAAGTAGATGCTAATTCACCCGAAATTGTGATTGTTGTTCCTGAAGCAACTGTATTAATACCTTCGCCAGCAAGAAACTCTAAAGTACCCTCTAATGAAACTTGACCTTGTGTAGAAGTTTCATCTGTAAAGTATAAAACTGGATTATCTAATTTAGATGTTGCAATTGAACCAGTTAACATTGCGTTTGTAATACCTAATGCTTTAACTCTTAATGCATCACTTGATATTTCAATTGAAGAGCCATCAACATTTACATCTAAGATATTACCCGATTTAATTAAACCGTTACCAGCACTAATTTGACCTGCACCAGAAAATTGTTCAAATGTAATTGCATCTGTACCAATTGTAGGATTGCCGTCATTTGTTGTTACATAACCATTGTCAGCGTTAACTGTACCTTCTTGTACAAAGAAGAAAGAACCACCATTTACTTCGGTGCTTTCATCGCCGTCTGGTGTTCTAGTTAATACCCAATTTGTAGAACCAGAACCTATGTTTGTAACTTTATATAAACCGTTTTCGTATGTAGTTGATTGGTCTTTAACCATAACTCTATCATCAACTACCATTGTGATACCATCAATAACTAATGCAGCTTGTGTGCCGGCATTTGTTAATGTTGCACCTACACCAGATGCACCGTTACTATAAGTTGTGTTTAAATTGGCAGTAGTACCAACTCTAACTGCATCTTTAATATCTAAACCTTGTGCAACTGTATCAACATATTTTTTGTTTGTTAAAGAGTTATCTGTAAAACCAGCTCTCTCTTCATAATTACTTGGTACTGTAATTGTGCCTGTGCCATTTGGTGTAATAGTTAAATCACCATTTGTATTTGTTGTTGATATGTCATTACCATCAATTGTAATATTGTCAACTACTAAAGAAGTTAAACCTGCAATGTCAGTAGTTGTAACACCAAGTTGTAAACCTGTAGAACCTAAAGTTAATTCACCGTTTGTATCTAACTTAGCATTTGTAACTGCATCATTAGCTATTTGGTTTGTATCAACACCTGAGTTTGTGATGTTGATTGTAAGTTGGTTGTTTGTTATTTCGGTATCTAAACCTGTACCGCCGGTAAATGTTAGAGTTTCAGCAGTATTATATCTGTCTGTTCCTACATCACCTGCTAAATCAATAAACTGATTAACTGTGTCCCAACTTAATTGACCAGCTGCATCTGTCTTTAAGAATTGGCCATTTGAACCATAAGCAGTTGGAAATGTGTAAGTTGTAGTTGACGCTAAAGTGTTAGGAGCTTTAAGTATAATACCTTCAGTACCGTTGTTAGTACCTTCGTTTAATTTAATTTGACCACCGGCAGTTGTCGAGTTACCAATGTTAAGTGTGTCGATAGCTAAGTTACTATCAACAATGACTGCTGAACTAGCAGTTAATGTGCCATGTGCATGGTCTGTTAAATCTGAAAAATATTTACCACCGATTACATCAATCGAACTAGCATCACCGTTACTATCTACGGCGCCAGTACCAATATATAATCTATCTCCGCCATTTGCTTGAGTACCACTTCCATAAGTATATGCTATTTCACCTTGTTTTAGCGTTGACGGTGCTGTAGTGGCTGAACTTCTTTTAATTTGAATTACTGTTGCCATTTAGTTTAAAAACTCCCACAATTGAACACTAATGTTCCAGTTGTTGTTACGATTTCTGTTCTAGCAACAAACTTTGCGTCACTAGACCTGTATTGTAATAATGCACCATCTTCTAAATTTGTAGTATCAACATCACCTAATAATTTTAATTGTAAAGATGAGTTAGCGGCCGCTTGAGCGCTCGGTAATGTTACCGATACATTCTGTGGACCTTGACTTGTATTGACATTAATTTTAGCAGTAATATCAGGCACTATTAACTCTCCTCTTGTATATTTATAAGAAAAATGAGTTTAATTATGTAGTAACATTGGGTCTAATATTAATAATACCTTCAATAACCCTTGTAACTGCACCACCACCTGAAACCACTTCTAAATCATAGACATATCGAGCAGGGGCTTCTAAGGCTGCCGTCTGCGTATCAGTAAGAGAAAGTGTGACAATACCAGTAGTAGGGTCACTATTTACAGTTGCTGTAATTGTAACTCTAGTACGAGTAGAAGCATAGCCTTGAGCCATTTTAGCTCTGGCTGTATAACCAGTTAAATCAAATAATGCGTTATTGGCATCTTTGATTGTAACATCCGAGGTAAATGTTGAACCTTGGTCAATTGAAAGGTTAGCTATCGCTGCCATCTTCTTTTGTTACTTCCTCTGGTTTCTCTTTTTTTAATAATTCTACGATTTTTTTATTATAATGTTCAGTCAATACATCAATCTTTTCAATCTCAACCATGTGTCTAGTCCTACCTACTTGAACTTCTTGTCTTACAGTTAAATAATTTTGCAATTCTGGACTAAACTGCGTTTCATCATATTCTTTACCATCAATCTTAATCATAAACTCATCTCCTATTACTTATATTTATAACATAAATTCAGCTGTGTACCACTTTTTTATATCTGATACCATGCCTTTACTCTCATCAATAGGCAATACCTTATCTAAAATCTTATTATATTCATCTTTTGAGGCACTATATGGCCTAAAATATGGGTCATTACCGTACAACAAATCTTTGTCATTTAACAAATCATAAAAGTCTTCTTTAAAGTCTGTAGTCAACCACCACGCATAACAGATAGCTACTGCATAACTCTTAGCAGGATATATCCAACCTACATCTTTTTCTTCAAAATATCTAATTGCATTATTAACAATGTCATCTGACTTTTCTATATTTACTTTAGACAAGTCATCTTCGTGTACGACATTTAATCTATGATACAATTCTTGCTTTATTTTCCAATCTTTCATCATACCAATCTAGTAAACCTTTATAACCGTTGCAACTATATTTTAAATCTGTGACATATCTATAATGTTCTGTTAGACATGTGCCGTAATAAACACACTTACGACAAATCTCAGATACATTTTTTACAGGCTCTTGTTCAGCCCAATCTAAGTATTCATCAAAAGTATCTAACTCTTTAAAATATTCATTGTCATTTAAATCAAACTCTAATACTGCATATTTATTATTAGGTGTAATGTATATATGGTCATCTGAAAAGGCATTGTATTCACCTCTCAAACTCATAATAATTTTACCCTCATTTATAAAATCAAATTTCTTTTTTACAGGACTTTCTATCCACTTTTTAACAAATTCTTCAAAGTCTTTATGTGTAACACCTTGTTGATTTGCCTGATTTGTAGAATATGGTTTTATTTCTACACTATCAACACTTGAACATGTGTTTAACATGGTAATCAT